AAATTATAGAATACATAAATTAATACTAACTATTGTATCTACTGGAATTTTATATAAATTTACTGTCCGTAGGTCAGACCTGAACCCACGGATATTTCAAGTGCAGGAAGTTTTCCGAACAGGTTGTTTATGGTATCTACCACGGTATCTCCTTGAATTTTGGCATTTGCCTCCGTTAAGTCACCGAGAGTTTCCACCACGGCTGATACACCTGTTGGGGCAGAGAGTGCCGTTTGAACCTGACTCATGTCGGAGCGTATTTTCTGTGCGATTGTAAGTTCAGCTTTTCCAAATACAACACTAATGCTCTGACCATCTGCATCATAGGTTTCTTCTACTTCCGTAATGCGTGTGGTCATGGTTACACCCCATGTCTTGGAAACAACTTTAACCATCTGCCCAAGGTCGAATTCTATCTTGTAGGTAAGATTACCATGAGGATTGACGGTTGTGTCAAAGGTGTAACGCATTGCCAGTTCATTCAGTTTGCTTTGACCACGGAAAGTCAATGCATCAGTATAGCCTGCCCCAAAATCTTCTATTCGCAGGTCCTTGGCATCCACGAAGATTTCACGGCGGGTTTCCCCGGAGCCACTTGTAATGGCAACAAATGTCCGCTGGGCACCTTCACCTTCACCACCGATAAGTGCAGTGTTAGCATAGTCCGTTTCACTCTCTGTATATACCTGTTCAGTCAGATTCTCATATTCCTTGGAAAACACAGCCTGTGATACCGAACCATTATACAGTGTCACTGCAAAAGCTCCTGTTTCTTGACTGAATACCGTCTTAATGCCAATATCTGAAGCGTCACATAGTCCTGTCACTGCATCCATGAGGTTACGGTAGGAGATTTGCGTACTGACCGATACACCAAGATTTGGAGAAGAAAAGGATACACCAGTAATCTGCCTTGCTGAATCAGAAGGGGAAATAAGGTTATGGTTTAAAAGCTGCTCTGCACAGACCGAAAGATCACCAGACAAATTCTCCGTTCCCCACACTATTCGACGGGCAAGAAGGGATGTGGCAAACCGACCGCTTACCGTGATAAACTCACTATCTGTCTGAGAGAGTTTTAGATATTCAATAATTCCTGCCTCTTCGTCATCACTTTTCCAGATGATATTCCCTTCTTTCAAAAGGTCAGCATTTTCGGGTGTGGATATAGCGTTTAACTCAAAAGACCCACACTGGGAATACCGCCTCGTCCAGCGAAGATAATCAAAGGACTCCACAATGCCTATAAGTTCACGTTCTGAATTATAAATATATAGTTCCATCCTTACACCCCCAAAAACTGAGGTCTAAAATAAACACTGACCTCCAATAGATCCATATTGACTGATGCATCATAACGCAGAGTATTAATCCCTGCGGCAAGCTGAAAGAACACTGAGCCTGTGTCCAGCAGTGAAAAAGCATTTGTTACTGCCTGCCCATTAACACTGACTACCCGCTTGCCTGCAAAGTGGGTATAAACCCGAAGTTCATCATTGGCACTCATCGTCGTAAGAAGTCGGATATATTCGCCAGTATCAATATTTAAAAGTTCTGGATTTGTAACCGCACCTAAGGCACGAAAAACAATCTCACAGCCACAGGATACATCACCAATATTATCTACCATGATAATTTGACTTGGTTGTCTTGCACCAAACTCCATGCCATCTTCGGGTATCTCCAATTCAAACTCAAACATCGGAATCCAGGATGCCAATTCCTCTCGTATCTCATCCAATGTTTCAAAAAAGGGTGAAGGGCAAAGCAAACTGATAAAAAAGTTTGGTATTCGCTGTCTGGAGGATACAGTAAAACCTGCCTCCTCTACAACACATGAAATCTGCCGTCCACGATATAGGAGAGTTCCTCGCAATTTTGGACTGAATATTTGGAGTAGTCGTTGTCTATGTGTATATGCCTCGTCTGGAGTATTTGCAACGATAGTGCCTTCCAGGGTGATGTTACGCATATCGAGAGTTGATGATATATAAAAAGCACCGTCTTGATCTGGTGCCTTGAAGGTATTGACGGTCTGACGTATGTTGCCTGTTCCGTCTATTTTTGTTAGAAAATATGGGCGGTTTTGTTTTAATGTAATACTTTCACCGCCAGAGTTGGTATATGTCAGTTCCATAGTCAGACCCCCTTAAAATTCAAGTGCCAGCTTTCGGGATAGATTTTTAAACTCCCGTGCCAGTTCCTTTTCAGACAGTGCCTTAGGTGTTACCACTGAAATATTCTGCGTGATATTAGCACCATTTGGAATGGCACCACTTTGTCCGTTTACATTACCATAATTTAAACCAAAGCTTGTAGGAACTGCATTTTGCATATCCCTTGAAACAGCCGTCATTGCATCTTCAAATCCAACACCGATGCCTTCTCCCATATTGCGGCCTATTCCAGCAAACAGAGCAGATGGGGAGTGGATGCCAAAGAAGTCCTTAATCTTCGATACCACATTGCCGAAAAAGCCAGAAATTTTATTCCATAACCATGCACCTGCGTCTGAAATTCCATTCCACAGACCCTTTATTAAATTGCCGCCGACCTTTGCCATTTGACTGTAATAGTTAGCAAAAGCATTTACAATTCCGGCAATAATCTGTGGTACTGCTTTGACAATTTCTACAATAATCCTTGGCAGATTTGCAATCAGTGCCACAAGCAGCTGAACACCTGCAAGAATAATCTTGTCGATGTTTCCTACAATGGCATTCACCAGTGAAGTTATGATTTTAGGAATTGCACCTACAATGGTGGTTATAATCTGTGGCAGTGCTTGAATCAGAGAAATCAAAAGCTTAATGCCCGCATCAATAATCTGTGGGATAGACCCAGTGACCGCGCTGATGATGCTGTCAATAATTTGCGGAATCGCATTTACGATTGCCGTAATAATGGTAGGCAATGCTGTTACCAGTGAAGTCAATAATTTTATGCCTGCATCGATAATGTGTGGAATGGATTTAACTAAAAAATCCACCAGTGCTTTTATGATGGCAGGCAAAGCAGAAACAAGCTGAGGAATAGCATCTACAAGTCCTTGTGCTAAACCAAGTATTAACTGCAAAGCGGCATTAAGAATCATGGGCAGGTTATCAACCAAACCCTTCACAATAGTTGTGATGGCATTTACTGCCGCTGGTATAAGACTTGGCAGAGCCTCTCCAATGCCACTCACAAGTGCCGTCACCAACTGCACCGCCGCATCGATAAGAAGGGGCAAGCTCTCAATCAAAGCCCCAACTATCGTCATCACTGCGGCAACGGCAGCGGGGATAAGTTCTGGAAGCAGATTCAAAACAGCCTGCAATACCTGTGTGAAAATATTGGTTACTGTTTCAAGTAACATCGGTAAGAGGTCACCGACCGCTTGCAAGATTGCTCCTGTTGCCTGTGGCAGAGCCTTCACAATATTTTCAAGCACAGGCACGATATTTTTGACCACCGCCTCAAAGGCATCTACAAGGTTTTCCGTAAGGTTTGTCATATCAGCACCTGCATTGCCAAGTCCAGCGGTAAAACTACCGACTGCAGCTTTTAACAACCCAATGGAACCAGAAATTGTTTGAGTTGACTCTTTTGCAAAGTTACCGGCATACTGCTCTGTATTCTCGAAAAACATTTGCATGGCGACTTCGGCTTTTTCAGCTTGAGTTGCGGTATTCCAAGTAAAGTCCAGACCCTTGGCGAGAGCATAGGCTTGGATGTTAGTAGCATTCATAGCTACACCAAGGTTATCCATCATGGTAAAATTACCCTTCGCCGCACCTGTGACAGCCTCCATAGCCATAGACATATCAATACCCATGACGGATGCCATATCCGCTGCTCTCTGCATTGCTTTCTCAGTCAATTCAAGACTTTTTTGTTGCTGTATACCAGAGCCTTGGAACAACGCACCCATTTTATTGGCTGTAGCAAGATACTGGCTTTGAGATACACCAAGGTTTTTGTATGCCTCCTCACCAGTTTTTTGAATGGAGGCGGCATACTTCCCAAACACAGCTTCACTGCCGCCAAGGTTCTGCTCCAGCTCACCAAACTGCTGAACAACATCTTTGCCCAGTTTGATTGCAGCAACACCAACGGCAACTGCGACAGCACCCATTGCCACTCCGACACCTTTAAGTACACTGCCCAGCTTTTCAAACTTACCACCAGACTTCTCTGCCTCATCGCCTGTAGCCTTCAGTTCATCACCAAGGTCATCGGTACCCTCAGCAGTTTCGGCAAGTTCACGCTCCATACCATTGAGTTCAGCTTGCGCCCTATTCAGCTGAATTTGCCAATTCTGTGTGCGGCGGTCATTTTCACCGAAAGAGGATGCGGCATTATCCAGTGCAGCCTTGAGGGTAGTAATTTTATCTTTTTGTGCATCGATTTCTTTATTTAAAACCGCATTGCGAGCGGTGAGTGCATTGACGGATTTATCGTTTTTATCAAACTGACTTGTCACTAGGGTCATCTCTGAGCCTAGCACTTTAAAAGATTGATTGATATCAGAGAGAGCCTTTTTAAACTCACGCTCGCCCTCAACTCCGATTTTTAATCCAAAATTGTCTGCCATGCCATCACCACCTCCTTAAATTCCCAACGGGATAATATCATCAATCGTCCTAGTTTTCTTTGGTTTTTCAATACCGTGCCACTGCTTATGACAGGTCCACAAATCTAAAAATAGACCAATGGGCATAAGCCAGAATTCCTCTGAACTCATACCCATCTGAACCGTTCCATAATAAAGAAGTCGAGTAAAGGTTTCTGCATCTGTTTGCTGATGCTGTCCATCTACTCGACTTATGTGTTTTTTGGTGCTATGCCTTCGTCCTCACTTTCCACATTGCGCTTTGTGCCTTTGAACATTGCTTCTGTGATAGCATTCTTATATGCTGCCAAATCAAGCGGTGAGGTAAGGAGTTCTACTTCATCCTCGGTCAGCAAATCCTCAGCTTTTCCTTTATTTTTGAGGTTGCGAATCAGAATAGATTGGTTGGCGAGGAGGGTCAGAAGCCACACTATCTCATCAAGTGCCATCTCGAAGTTCTCGGATTTCATGAGCTTTTCACCGAGGTTTTCAAGACCGCCATAACGGTTTGCGATGGCTTTTGTAGCACGTGTAGTGAGTATCAGTTCATACTCTTTGGTGCCAATTGTAATAACAGAATTTCTCTCATTATCCATTGCAATCCCTCCTATGGTGCTGGTGTGTAGGTAGGTTCATAGACCTGTGAGAACCAGCCAGTAATAGTGTCAGAAGTAACACCTGCGTCACCCTCTGTAACCTCTGCTTTCCATGGATGCTTGCTCGTGCTGTCCAGCTTATTTCTGCGGGTGACTGTTCCCTCAATAGTTGGTGTAGAGAATGTGATAGAATCTGCCTTTGTCTGCAGATTCGTTGCTGGAAGCCCAAACTTTACACGATAAAGCCAGAAATAGCGGTACTTGCCGTTTGCCTTCTGTGCACGGAACCCCACAGCAACAGCTTTACCCACACTTTCACTGGCAGAGATTAATACCCCATTATCGTCCGTAGTTGCGCCAGTCAAATCTGCTGCAACAGTAGGCCCAATGTCATCTACACCTAAGGTTAGTGTTCCATTGTTAAAATCCTTAACGACTTCGGCGACTCCATCATCTGCATATAAAATCGCCTCCACCAGTTCCACCGAAAGTTCAGCGGTGATGGCTTTGGCGAGTACAGCAGGAGTTCCATAGGTTTCTTCACCATTTACGTCTTCAGTTATTTTTGAATAATATAATTTATCAAGACCAATCGTTGCCATATTGTTATTCCTCCAATCTATAGGTTTTTGCCACATCAATGGCATAGTGATGATATCCGGTATCATCTTCGTGACCAATATATCTGCGTTCGGTTATTGTGAAATCCGCATTCAAGAGTGCAGCTGTAATCTGCTTTTTACTCAATAAATAGTTGCCCTTTGAAAATAGTGATATTCGTGCCTCCTGTACATCAAATCCAGGTCGGTTATCCGCATGGACTTCAAAAATATCCGAAAGAGGGAGGATCACTACATATTCATTTGGAGCCTTGCCTGAAAAAACACCAGTTTCAACAGGAAGAGGTATTGAAGTAATTAGGGTATTTAATTCTGATAGAATACTCATATCTTTTCAATCTCCTCCTCCAATTTAGCTATCATTGCACCCATGCAGGGTTTCCGTGATGCACTTTTAGCAGGTTTTAAGAAAGGTTTTGCAGGCTGACCATGTTTGCCATATTCGATAATGTTTGCAATTTTAGCGTTACTTCCACCATCAGAACGTGGCTCCGCGAATCCCACTTTTACGTTGTAGTCACCATCTCTGTCTTGCTTGGCTGATGTAAGTCCGAGGGAGGATACTAACTCACCCGTGGATTTAGAAGGATATTTTGTATCTTTTCCAACCACAGATTGCAAGTTAGATTTGACCTTCTCAAGCACCACATCTCCGCCCGCTTCCAATACCTTTGGGATGATTACATCTGTTTGATCAGCAAGTTTTGAAACCTTCATCAGAAATTCCTCTGGCATCTTCATATTTACTTTTGCCATATCAATCACCCCACAGTTGGTTCTAAATGTTCAGCGAGAACTTCGATATACATTCCACGTCCTCTGACATCCTCAACACTTAAAATTTGGAACCTGCCATCAGCGCAGGCAACTGTCATATCCGTTGTGACCTGCAGACCAGGAATTTTTCTAAACCGAAACAGAGCGGACGCAGAAGAAAATGCTGTCATATTCGTCCACTTCTCACTGCCATGACGATCTTCCTTGTAAGCACGAACAGAGGCTAGAATGTTATCACCTGTGGTGGCAAATCCATCGCTGTCCTTGATTGGCACAGTGCTGATGATGTCAATAAAGGTATTCATTTTGCCGTAACTCATATCACACACCCCAGTTCCTATCAAGCCTCAAAAGCATATTCACTGTATTCCATACCTGCTGACCTGCCTGCACACTGTCGGCATAGAAGCCAGCCGTCGAGCCATCTCTGCTTTCATAGAAATGACCCGACAGCATGATTATTGCCTGTTCTGTGGTAGGTGGCATGGCATTTTCGTTGTAAAACCCCCTGGCAACGTGCTGATAGCTTTCTGCATAGGATACGGCGGCGGTGATGTAACTTAATAAAAGATTATCATCCGCATCATGTGTTAGGATTAGATTTGCTTTCACCTTTGGTAAAAGATTATCTGTTGTCATATCATCCGCCTCCTTTGCTGGTTATTCATCTGCCATAAGCCCTGCTGCTTTTAACTTTGCAAGCAGTGCATTAAAGTCTGTGACCAGTCCCTCAACTGTTGTGGCTGTACTATCAGCTTGGTTTGCTGCGGCAGGAAGCCCAGTAACTGTTGCTCCCGGTAAAACTTCCAATGTGCCGCCGACAATCCATTTCTCGCCGCCTTGTTCCATGTAGTTTTTAGAATTATAACTCATAGGTCAGACCTCCTTATGCTTTCTGCTGAAGAACTTTAATAGCCTCTGGTAAAATCAGCTTACCATCCACACGCTGTGTAGCAACAAAGCCTACTTGACCAGTTACTGCAAAAAGTTCATTAAGACGTTTAAACATACGGCCTTGGCGGTCGGCCACCCAGTAATAGCTGAAATCACCAAATGCAATGGTCTTAGCGGCTGACGCAATTGCTGGTACATATGCAGAAGTGTACAGAGGGCGGTTCAAAATAGTGTCGGGAGTACCTGCTTGTAAGGATGGCTGCCATAGATACTGACCTTGACCATCTTTCAGCTTGCGGATTGCTTTTACCGTAGCATCATTCATAATAAACACAGCTTTATTACGATACGGTGCCTTTAAGGAGTAGAATAAATCAAGCACCTCATCAATGGTAATAGCTGTAGCACTAGCTGTGGTTACCCCTAGCTGAGCACCGCCTGCTGCGGCAAGAATACCAGTCGGCTTTCCAGAGCCATCGCCAATAAAGAAGGATTCTTCTTCCTTATTGCCTATACGTCTAGCAAACTCTTTAGAGATATATGGTTCAAGCCTGAATACACTGTCGTTTAAAAGTTCCTCTGAAACCTTAATCATTGTTCCAAGCTTATAAGCCCCAATGGAAACTTGACCGAAACTGTCATCGCTTTCTGGAATAGTTCCTTCTTCATCAATCCATGATGCTGTGCCTTTTGATGCAACTACAGGAATTTTCCTATCCCCAGAAGCAGTGGTTATAACATTTGCTAGTCTACGAAAAATGTTCTCGTCCTCAAGTGCCTCTACAAGGGTACGTTCAAATTCATCTGGTACAAGATAGCCACCCTCGGTGTCGGTTCCAATCTGCAGTGCATTTCTTACAACTGGATCAAGTCCTTCACCAGCACGGGTACGCATAGCATTCCAGAATGCCTTTTTATACTCGGCAGATGCACGGCCGGTCTTTTCTTCAGTGCCTTTTGATGGTGCGTTGGTAATAGGGTTACTGGTGGCTTTGGAAAGTTCCAGGTCAATTGATGCCTGACGTTCCAGACGCTCAATTTCTTTGCCGAGAGCTACAACATCAGCCTCCATCTTGTCATAAGTGGCTGTGTCCTCAGCGGATAGAAGTCCGTCACCGCCACGTTTGGTATCAAGAAATGCCTTAGCTGCATCCCATGCTTTTGCACGTTTCTCGCGCAGTTCTAAAATTTTACTCATAATGATTTCCTCCTTCAAATTAGTGGTTAATTAAAGAAAGCCGCTTATCAAGCGACTCGATTGGGGTACCTGTTTTCGGTTTTGATTGTTTTGGCAGCTTGCTGATAAGGGAGTTGGTTACCGCCATGCGTGAGAAGATAAGGCTGTCAGTGCTAGTCTTTTCTCCTTCTGAAAACATGATTTTATCCGCAAATCCCATTTCAATTGCTTTGTTAGCATTCATCCATGTTTCTGCATCCATGAGATGAGAAAGCTTTGTTCTAGACATCCCGGATTTTAATTCATAGGCATTGATGATACTTTCTTTAACTTCATCAAGCAGTGCCTTTGCTCTCAGCATTTCTTCACTGTCGCCGATAGCAACGGTGGAAGGGTTATGAATCATCAGCATAGAAACAGGTGACATATATACATCTCCACCTGCCATTGCAATTACCGATGCCGCACTTGCTGCTAATCCGTCGATTTTCACAGTGACGTTTCCGGTATAATCCATCAGCATATTGTAAATTTGTGCTGCTGCAAATACATCGCCGCCAGGTGAGTTAATCCACACCGTGATGTTGCCGGAGCCTGCCGTAAGTTCATCTTTGAATAGTTTAGGAGTAACCTCGTCACCCCACCAAGTTTCATCAGATATTACCCCGTTTAAATAGAGGGTGCGTTCCTCATCAGAATCACGTACCCAGTTCCAAAATTTTCTCATTGTCCATTAGCCTCCTTTACTTGATTTGTGGCAAACGCTCCTGCGTCAGCCAGTTTTGTCATATTGCCGTTGACTAAATACAAATCTCCGCCTTCCTCGGCAGGGATGCGGTTCATGTCCTCAAGTTCGCGGATATCGTTTGCTGACATCCAGCCGTTTTGTCGACCGACAGCATAGCCATTCATACGGCTCTGGTAATCCCCTCGAAGCAGACCATCTAAATTAAACCTAATGAACAAAGATGATTTCTCAGAAGGTAAAATAAGCGACTGCTGAAGACTTTGTTCCCAGCGCACCACCCAAGGATCAAGGGTGTATTTTACAAATTCCAGTGACTGCTGTTCAATATTGCTGAACGATGATTTTTCCAAATCTCCCACCATGTGAGGCGGTACACGAAATATTCTAGCAATCTCGTTAATCTGAAATTTCCGAGTTTCTAAAAACTGTGCCTGTTCCGGTGGAATCCCAATTGCTTGAAACTTCATTCCTTCCTCTAAAACTGCCACACGGTGTGCATTAGCACTGCCTTGGTAGGCACTGTTCCAGCTATCCTTAACTCTCTGAATATCCTTGATTACACCAGGATGTTCAAGTACTCCACCTGGATTAGCACCGTTAGCAAAGAAAGACGCACCATATTCTTCCGTAGCAAGGGACATACCAATTGCATTTTTAGCCATAGCTATAGGGCTGTAACCAATCAGTCCATCAAAACCTAAGCCGGGGATATGAAGAACATCATCTTTGCGGAGTGTTATATAGCTGCCTTTAGGATTTAATCCGTTTTCATCATAATCACGGTAGTAGGTATAGATCAGTTCACCGTTAGCGGCTCGACTAACCTCCATCTTGCTTGGTAATAAAGGGTATAGAGCCACTGCCTGCCCACGACCATTCCGAACTACCTGTGCATAAGCATTACCCCATAATAAAAGATGACTCATCAGCGTTTCTCGAAACACAAATGAAGTCATCTCAGGGTTGGGTTCGTTATGAAGAAGATAATATAAAGGGTGCTGTGGAATACGTTCCTTGCCGCCGTCCATACGGTATCGATAAACGTGCAACGGTAAACCTGCTATGGCCTCTGCCAGTATCCTTACGCAGGCATACACGGCTGTGGTTTGCATTGCTGTACGTTCATTGACGGTTTTGCCACTGGTTGTACTGCCGAATAGGAATGACCATCCACTTCCGATACTGTTTTGCGGTTTATCCCTTGAACGAAACATTGATGAAAATATACTCATAAAATTAATAACCCCCTTTCGTTGTACACAGAAGCCCCTCCGTCATTGCCACAACGAATTGCTCTATCAAGAGCCATTATCGTTGCTACAGCACCATCTATTTTTTCAGTAGATTTTTCTTTATCCGCCTTGATGTTTCCTGCAGGGTCAGTTCTAATGTAGATGTTATCCATCATCCATCTAAGAACCGGGTGCCCTCCATGAGCAATTTTCTGCTCCAGTGTCAGTTTCATAAGTTCCTTTGTTGGCGGACTCATATCCTTAAATCCCTGACCAAATGGAACTACAGTAAATCCCATACCTTCAAGGTTCTGTACCATCTGCACTGCGCCCCAGCGGTCAAAGGCAATTTCACGGATATTATACTTTTCGCCAAGCTTTTCAATGAATTTTTCAATAAAGCCATAATGAACTACATTTCCTTCTGTAGTTTGCACAAAGTCTTGCTTTTCCCACACATCATAAGGAACATGGTCACGCTTAACACGAAGGTCTATGGTTTCTTCTGGTATCCAAAAATAAGGCAGGACACAGAATTTATCATCTTCATCTATTGGTGGAAATACTAGCACAAACGCTGTAATATCCGTTGTACTGGAAAGGTCAAGTCCACCGTAGCAGATACGACCCTCCAAATCCTCCTCGCAAACCTTAAAGGAACAAGCATCCCATTTATCCATTGGCATCCAACGCACTGCTTGTTTTACCCATTGATTTAAACGGAGCTGCCTAAATGAGTTCTCTTCGGCAGGGTTTTGCTTTGCTGATTCACAGGCAGCTTTTACTTTATCAATACCAACTGTAATGCCAAGGGATGGATTTGCTTTCTTCCACACCTTAGGATCTGTCCAATCGTCACTCTCTTCTGCTCCGTAAATAACAGGGTAGAAGGTAGGGTCATTTTTTCTTCCTTCTAAAATATCCTTTGCCTTTTGGTGTGTTTCATAGCAGATGCTCTGTGTATCTGTTCCTGCAGTCGTAATAAGAAAATATAAAGGCTGCATCCTGGCATCGCCAGAACCCTTGGTCATAACATCAAACAGCTTTCTATTTGGCTGTGTATGAAGTTCATCAAACACCACACCGTGAATATTAAAGCCATGCTTGGAATAAGCCTCTGCCGATAATACTTGATAAAAACTATTCGTAGGGATATAAATGATTCGCTTTTGGGATGCCAATATTTTTACTCTTTTACTAAGTGCAGAACACATACGCACCATATCAGCAGCTACCTCAAATACGATAGATGCCTGTTGGCGGTCAGCTGCACAGCCATAAACTTCGGCTCGTTCTTCAAAATCACCACAACACAAAAGGAGTGCCACTGCAGCGGCTAGTTCTGATTTACCTTGCTTTTTAGGAATTTCTATATATGCAGTATTGAACTGGCGATAGCCATTTGGTTTCAAAGTTCCAAAAACATCTCGGATAATCCTCTCCTGCCAGTCAATCAATTCAAAGGGTTTACCTGCCCATGTACCTTTGGTATGACATAAGCACTCGATAAAATTGACGGCATAATCCGCAGCCTCCTCATTGTAAACAGAGTCCTTTGACTTAAACTTGGTAGACTTATATTTTTTCAGTTTCCGCATTTTGCCGTCACCACCCTTTCTGCAATAAAAATAGCCGCCTGTGACAGCGACTTAAAATCTATGTGTACGAGGAACAGCCCCTCAGCGGAGCCGTCCTTTGCGATATAACGTTATTTGTTATTCTTCACCATAGAGAATGAATTTTACATACTCCTCGCGGTAATCTTCAAGATAAACAACCAGTTCAAAAAACTCCATATCATGGGCAATTCGCTGAACCATTGATGTATCAAACATATTTGTCAGTCCTGTTTCACGTACCCTTAGTATCTGTTCCTTAATTTTATTGTCCATCATTTTCCTCCATAGAATCTTCAACAGCCTGTTTTAGAATGCCGATATCAAAGCCTGCTTTATTATATCCTTCCAAAATAATGCTGTAATAATGACAGCTTGGAGTACCGATCGGTCTGCCTTCGTTCATAAGATACACCATTGCTTCTACGTTCTTTTTTCCAAGTTTAACCTTGACTGTTTCCTTATGGTAAAGGAATGGAAATCCCTCGTAGCGGTCAAGTGCTGCTTCATCATCTGAGGTAATCTCCCACAGCAGACATGGCACGGTCTTGCCCTTACAAGGCTCCACAGTTGCCACAGCACCGCCGTTTCCACCGTAAAACAATAATCGGTAGTCCCTTAATATGGTCGCCCCGACAGGCTTTGCTGTGGGGCATCGGTGTGCCATTTGCTCAAGATTTAAATTGGAGCCATAAGCTAGATAAAGCGTTTTATTCATCGTATTTTGTCCTCCTTGTTATGGGGTAACCGTTCAGGCTGCCCGAAATCGCCAAGCCGCTGAACCATCAAGGTGTGCGGTTAAGTGCTCTCTGCAGTTTGCAAATTCCTCGCCAATAAAGCCAATGCGGTTTAGGTAAGTTCTCATTGCAAATTTCTCGTTATCAGTTTGTGGCTTTTTACTGCTCGCACACTTTTGTGTCAAGGCTTGGTTATTAAGTGCTAGGGCAAGCACAATGTAGCTTCTGACCTTACCTGCGTGGAGTTCACTGTTAAAGCCTCGTAACTCAACCGTGTGATTGCCCGTAAAAAAGCTATGCAGGTTTAGGAAATGGTAGCGACTTTTATGGTAATGTTGGTGGGTGCTTTCGCTGTAGCCTTCATACCAGAGTTTCTCAATAGCCTCCATGGTCTTTGGTTTGCGGTGGTTTACTTTCTCTACCAAAAGGCTATCCATCTTCTTGCAGTAGTTCATACGCTCTTGAGCAATCTGTAAAGCCTTATAAAAAAGGTCATTCTTACTTGCAACAATGTTGATGAAGTTTCGAATGCTTCTCGGTGTATGGTCAGCACCGTTTAGATGAATGTGAATTCCGCAGGAGTTGTTGGCAAACCCACCTGCTCGGCGAAGTACCCTAACAAGTTCTTGTAAAGTTTCAATGTCCTCTCGGTAAGTAAGTATGGGGCTAACCAGTTCTACACTGTAGTCCCTGCTTGCGGATACGGTTCTGCCGCTCACCTTGTGTTGACAGTTAATCGAGCCGTCACTCATCAGCTTCCAAGTGCGTCCGTCTGCTGTGTGAATTTTGTAGGTGTCGTAATAATCGTGGGTGCGTTCGATTGTTCCGTTTAGAAACGCTGCTGTAACCTCTGCGGCTTTTGCCCTAGTGATTCCTGTGAATTCAATTTCGATTCCAAATTTCGTTGTAAGCATGGTATGTTTGCCCCTTTCAAATGTGTGTGTTAACCTTTCGGTATTACATATATCACTCTAAAAAGGATATATAGCAAGTCATATTTGAGGTATAAACCACACAAATTTAAAAGCTGTACCGTGGCAGAAATCGTGTATTCTACACCTCGATTTTTCGGCACAAATCCTCGCCATAGACAACATTTAATGAACTTCCATTATCCCAATGAACCATAATAGAACCAGTATCATCAACACCTCTCACCGTACCTTTTGTTCCTATGGGTGGTGCTTGGCAATCATCCATCTTTACCAGTTCTACTCTTGTGCCTGCAGGATATTGCTTTCTTAACATTTCAACTATATTTCTATTTGGAAACCGCATTCTTGGCACCTCCTTTAAAAGCCGATGAGCCAGAAAGGTTCTTTAACAAAATTTTTCTCTCCGCCTTGAAATCTGCTCCGATAAACCCAAGCCTTAAAAGGAAACAGCGAAAGGCATATTTTTCATTTTCGATTTCTTTTTCTATAGCATTAATACGTTTTTGATTTTTTGCTATTTCACAAAGTGCTGTAATAAAATGGGTATATGCTTTTACTGCATCACTGTCCTGCTCACCATAAAACCAAGGAAAACTGATAGTTTCTTTACCTTCAATGATTGAAACGGAATCTGTACCTATGGCTTTTTTAATGAGCGTTGCTTTACTTTCCACTAACCGCTTAAGGTTCTCAAGTGCTGCCTCAGTAAAAGCTGACCTTGGCATTTCTATGGTCAAACCATCAAGTTCCAATGTTTCATCTTGCTCAGGTGTTTCATACATAGGTGGTTCCTCATAATCATGGTAAGGGCTAACCCTTCCGTCAAGTGCTGCCTCATATGGAATTTGTAAATCCTCTGGAGTAGACTCTGCTTTTGGAAGAGGCATAGCATATTCCTCACTCACTGCCTTAAAGTCATGTAAACCCTGTAAGTCTGCTACTAACTCGTAATTATCCTCACCTGTGACCACACCGTTTTTATCAATGTGGTATCCACCCACTTCATAAGAAAAGGTGGGGGCACCGAGGTATTTTGCAGGAGCATTCAGTTCCTGACTGATTGCACCGACCAGTGATTTTCGTTTTTCTCCAGTCACATTATAATTAATTTGCATATTTTGTACCGCCTTTCTTTTTTCGGTACTACATATATCACTCTAAACGCTGTAAATAGCAAGTCATTTAAGGATTTTCTGTAGAAAACAACTATTGGATTAATCAGCAGTTTCTTGTGTAAATAACACAATACCTGTCAGCACGAAACAGACGCAGGGGAGAGCCACTCCATTTCCCCACATTTTATACTCTGCAGAATCGGAATGAGGGTCTTTCAGCCATTTTATAATCTGCTTTTCTGTCTTTGGCTTTGCAGACTCTCCTATAATCTTTCGATGTGTTTCAAAGACAGCTGTCCAGAATGTGATATCTTCTTTAGTGGGATTTTCTGTGCCAAGGTTCTCACACCAAAAATCCGGAAAACCTTGAAGCCTTCCACATTCCATAGGAGTGAGTCTGCGAACCGTATAGTTCGGTTCAACTGGAGATATCTTTTCTACATTCCATGCAACTGCTGATGGTCCTTGTGCATTTAAAGTAGCTGCAACTCCATCCTCTTTAATTCCGAGATTTCTTGCAAAATTCTTGCCACAGTTAAAGGTTTCTCTATCAATAGAATAGCAAGGCTGTGATACAACATTGGGGTCTTTATAATCTCTTGCTGCCAGAGTTGGTGCTTTTTCTATATTGACCTGCATAAAATCACCTGTTGTCATTGAATAAACTGCGTGTCTATCCGTGGTATTAAGGGTGAACGATACCTCTTTGTTAATGCCGTCACCGTTAGGACCATTCTCATCTTTTCGCCCAATCATAGAACCTTGCAAAGAGAAACTTTCTATAACAGCCATTCCACCTTGATTGCACGATGGATTGCCTCCGTTTCCATCAATCGTTCTTGAAGTATCAGCCTCATAAATACCACTGTGAGGATTGTTTGATTTCATGGAGTTACTGCCATCAGAACATATTCCATATACCTTCGGCTCGAACAGCGTCTGATCGTTATTACAAGATAAAGTTGCAGATTTATTATCCTGTATTAATGCACCTTTTCCTCCGCCCTCGCAGCCACTGCGGATTTTAAGAGTTTTTGGAGTATCATTTAATGCCATGGCGGCTGGAACTGTGCCTGCTCTTAAAGTTGGTGAAACTTCCTCCTCATAACCAATACCACGGCTCTTGGATGAATGTTCTGTGCAAAATCCTGCCGTAGTTACAAAAGGCTGATTGTTTCCACCAGTTCCATAAGTTGCAGAAACTGTTGGAGCAACATCTAAAGGTCCAGTATAGCGGGTATCCTGGCTATGATTTTCAAACATAACGCAAGGTGGGTGGTTCGCCTTTGCTCTAAGTGTTGATGTCTTATCATCAAGCACATCCATACGCTGACCGCCCTGGTCATTTAAAACAAGAGTGCTTGCCTCTCCAAAGCCAACCTCAGTACTTTCGGCAGTTCCTTGCCACGAGCAGAAGCTCTGCGCAAAATACCTTGACAAGCCTTCGGACTCAAATAATATTTTTCCGGCACACCTATCTGTAAAATCTGCGACAAGGTAGATACGTTTTCTACGTTGGGGTACTCCCCAGTATTGCGCGTCAAGGACTCTCCATGCAATGGAGTAATCTCCTCCCAGTATTTCTCCTGCATTAAGCCACTTGTTAGGCTTAGGAATAGATACGGTTTCATCTTTAACTCCTGCGATGCTTTCAAGGACGGCTTTAAAGTCATTTCCTTTGTTTGATGAGAATGCTCCTGGCACATTCTCCCATACGATAAATCTTGGATATTTGCCATTAGTAGCACACCTCATTTCCTTTATAATTCGTATTGCCTCATAAAAAAGGACGGATTGTTTTCCGTCAAGTCCTGCTCTTTTCCCAGCTACCGACATATCGGTACAGGGTGAGCCAAAAGTTATAATATCGACGGGTTCTATTTTTTTGCCATCCATAGATGAGATATCTCCGTAATGTTTCATAAAAGGCAGCCGTTTGCTCAATGTCGTCAACTTAACAAAACAGTAATATAAAAATTACAATAAATTTAAAAATAATTGTGCTATTTAAC